CTCGCGTCGCCCCTCACGTCGATCTTGACGCCTTTCCATGCCAGCGGTCTGCGCCTCCGCGTCAGGGACCATCAGCACGGTCGGGAACGCGGCGATTGCAGTCGCCAAACCCAAAGAAGAGAGAAGCTTCCGTCGAGAGATCATAACTGCCTCCCTGGCTAGACTGCCCCAAGAATTAAAGTTTACTCGCTCTGCCCGTCCTCGTCTTGATCTTTGTCATTGGACAGTTGCACCCACATCCGCCGTCGCGCGCGCTTCAGCTCGACCTCGACCACGTCATCATGTCGGGGCATCCATCGACACACATGCTTGCACTGCGCCACCGCGGCGAAGCTCGCAAGACAGGTCAGTGCTACTGATAATCATTCGGCCGCCCACTCGCTCCGTCCACACTGATGTAGATCAACCCGAGGCGACTGAGTTGGTTTATACTTGCCGTGGGGAGAGCTTGAGGAGGATCTCATGATCTCTCGGCGAAAGGCTCTTTCTTCTCTCGGATTGGCGACCGCCTTTGGCCTGATAGCGCTCCCTGCGATGATGGCGTCCTTCCCCGCTTTTGGCGGTGCTTTCTCGCATCAGCGGTATTTGGGGCCGCCATGCCAATGACGCCGCGATATCAACATGGAGACCGATCATGAAAAAGCTCAGTGTGCTTGCGATTATCGTTGGAGGCGCGTTATTGGCAGCGACGCCCTTCTCGTTTCAGTGGTCGCCTGAAAAGAACGTGGTGCTATCCCTTGACCGTGCTGATGCCCGAGTAGGACGGCCGCTAACTGCGACGAGCGTTGCAGGCGTCGGTCGAAGGACTGCGCGACGGGCATATCGCCGCGGATACTAACGGCGGCTGGGCTGGCGGTCGCTGCGGGCGTCACCTCGCGCACCCTGCCGATTAGCCTACGCAGCTTGCTTAGTCGGCGTTGTCAGACGAACGCCCTCGGCCTCAAAGAGCCGAAGGCGCTCCAATCTTCAGATTAGCCCTTGGTTACTACCGGGGCCGGAGCTTTGCCGATCGGGTATTTGCCGACCGGGGTTTTGCCGACGGGCCACTTACCAACTGGCGCAGTCTGGACAACTGGCTGCGGGCGAGGAAGGTCGGCTGCGACCGCCGTTCCCACCAAAGCCAACGACGCAATGCCAACGATACCGAATTTCAGCATGAGGTCCCCCGTTGCTGCTAGAGACGAGAGCGTAGCTGATGGGGCCAGTATGCGGTGTGCCTATGCGGCAACACTCGGGAAAGAATGACAACATTCGCTTTAGTTGCGTCAGCGCTTTTGATCAATCGACTGCGCAAGTTTGTGTCTTGGAATTTGCGCCAGCGATGTCTGTTGTTGGCCCTTCTCGGACTTCACGCAATGTCCGCTTCCGCGCCGCTATCTGAAGAGAAGCGGACATTGCGGATTTTTGAGTACACGCCCTAGCCGTTCTCGGCTTCGCCGAAATGCTCTTTCGACGCGATGGCGCGGAGCATGGCGATGTCTTCGCGCATGTGGGTGTCCCACGCGATGCTGACGGCGGCGACGTGCAATTACGCTAAGCGCGATGCTGAGGGTGCTCATCGCTCGATCTCCGGGAGCTGCTCGGGCGTCACCTTCGCCTGCAGCATCAGGCGCACGAGGACGGCGATGTGCGGCGGCACCATGCCATAGGTCTCGGCGACCCAACTGCGTACGGTGCGCGGCGTCGAGGCGATGGCGCGCGCGAACGCGGACTGACGGTTCTGGCCGAATATTTTGGTGAGGGCGTCGTCCAGCTCGGCGCCGCTCATGGGGGCGTTGAGGGCGGTCTTAGGCGGCGACATCGAGCTGCTCCCTCGGCTGCAGGCGGGCGATCAGGCGAATGACTTGCGCGGACTGCCAAGACGAACCTTCCGCCGTGGTGATGCCGCGCGCATTGAGGTGCGCCGCGATCTGGCGCGACGACTGGCACATGACCGGCTCGACGATCTCGCGTAGGCTCTCGGCGAACGCGGCGGCGGCCTCGGCCTTGTTCTGGCCAGCATTGGGCGCGCCCAGCTTGACGCCGCGCGCCTTGCAGGCGGCGAGCGCTGCCTTGGTATTCGAGGCAATGCGGCGGCGCTCTTCCTCGACAAGCGCCGCGCGAATGTGGAGCATGAACGGGTCGGCGTCCGGCATCTCGGTGACGAGGAACGGCACGCGGTGCGCCATCAGGCCCGAGATGAAGTGAACGTCGCGGCCGAGGCGGCACAGTTTGGAGACGACCACCGGGACGTTCCTGCCAGCGGCGCGGGCCTGCGCCAGCGCGGCGTTGAGTTGAGGTCGACGCTCCAGAGCGTCGGCGCCCTTGCCGGTCTCGACCTCGATGAACTCGCCGACGATGTTTAGCCCCTCGGCTGCGGCGTAGCGGCGGACGGCGGCCTGCTGGGCCTCGAGCCCGAGACCTGAACGGCCCTGCTTGCCGGTAGAGACGCGGTAGTAAGCGACGATCTGCGAGAATTTCATGGTCGGCCCCTGTACTGGGACCACTCTTATAGGCGGTAAAGTCCTAGGAAGTCAATGCCTACATTGGCGATTTTGGTGTGTCCTGCTGTTGAGAGTGTAGGGCAGTGGCCTAGTTTTCAGCGATACCTAGAGCCGGGCCGAAGGCGGGGTTTACGACGTAGTAAGCTGTATCCTTTGCCCGTGCCACGCGAATTTCGAGCACCTTAAGGTCGTAGTTGACATCAAAGATGAAGTATTCCTCGTCTTTGATCTTCACGCCTAACACGCCGTAGTACAAAAGAAAGTCAAGCAAGCGCTTATGCTCGGCTTCATCGATCCCGGCTTCTGTGAAGATCAGCTCAATGTCCGATGCAGTCATGGTCTTTTTTGAGTCCATGAAGTGATAGAGCAAATCTTTCGCGCTGGGGAATACCTGGGTCAGCTCTGCGTCCAACTCCTGCAGGAGGTCAGACGAGTAAGTTTTGAGGCCTTTCTCGATGTCGATATCACTGATGATGTCGCGGTTGAAGTTCGTGGCGAAGCCTCGGCAGTGATTGAAGATTTTGAGCAGGTTGCGGGGGCGCATCAGTGTACGCCGGATTAGGTATGATGAGGTGTCCTCGCCTCGGTAATGCGAGATACACAGCTCATGCCAAATATCGTGGAAGCTGGCCTCGGAGTGATCCGCATGCATGCCCGAGACCAAGCGAAGCCGCAACATCTCACGCAGCATGTCAGGATCATTCCAATCGAGCGTAGCCCTCATCTCCTTGCCGAAGTCCGGAGTGTTCCTCATCAGGTGGTCGTAGACATCGTTGCGGACGAACACGATGCAATGAACGATGTTGCCCGGCTTCCTCATCTCGCGCTCGACCTTGCGTCCAGCATCCACCAGACAGCGAAGGATAGTTGCATCAATGAGGTCAACGCCTTGGGTGCTCCAACCCTTGTCAAGATTGTCGAACAAGACCCAGACCGCTTCCTTCTTCCGCAGGTAGTTCGTGATTATCTCGCGGAGCTGTCTAATATCGTGTTGGTAAACGAGCTCAGTCACTTCGCCAGCCTTCAGGCGGCGAGCGTCTTGCGTCCCATATTTCTCCTGGTATCGGCTCGTGAGCCGTTCGGACAGGACCGATAGGCGCTCAGAGAAGTCACCCTCAGGTGAGAAATTGAACGCATTGTAGACGCCGCTCAGTTCGCGATAGGCGTCATGTATATCGGGATTGTATCGATGGGAGCGTTGATCCTTCTCTAGCAGCTTATAGGCGATTTCGAGATAGATCAGGTATTCCCAAAACGCGATAATCAGGTGCTGCCGCGCACCTTCCGATAGATATTCGAGAATATCCTCTTTCATTCGGATGAGCTGATAGCCCTCTGGCTTCAGGTCGAGCACAATGTTGCGACGGTCGGCGCGTATGCGGTCGCGTAGACTGATGAATAGCGCTGTCTTTCCTGAGCCCTTGCGACCGACAACCAGATTGACCTCGCCATTGATGGCACGGTCGTACTGGTCGATTTTCAGATAATACCGCTCCAGGGTGTTCATTTCGTTTTCGGCACGCGGGTCGCCGATACTCATCGACTGAAGCAAGGACGTGCGATCAATACCTGATGGCTCAATCTGAGCAGAGTATTCGACCATACGCGGGCAGAAATCCGCGACAATATTGTGAATGTCGGACATATGATGCCAACGCTTGGCATCATCGCGGACATCAAGAGGAACATCGTAGGTCGAAGGCGCGAGTAGAAGCTTGGGTTTGCCCATTCCGTCGCATAACCCGGCAATGAACATGCACCGGATGTTGTGCGCTTGAGACCCGTCGTGGCTTGTGTCCTGCATCGGGATGAATACGCCAGAGGACTCCGCAACCTGTCGGATGGCGTCGGTTGCAGACAGCCGAGTATCTTCATCGGGTGTGAAGCTGCGATAGCGCCCGTAACCGGCCTTTTTGATTCGCGACACCATCACGCCGATGTCGTGTCCGCGATCAGGGGGCTCGATGAGGTACACAGGTGACTTTCGATCCAAGGCTTTCGAGAAGCTCAGTGGCGTCGCGTCAATGTGGGCAGCCAACCGGTCTTTTAGCTCATCGGGCGTCGCATATTCGAAGTAGCCCAGCGTATCAAATATCCCGACGGCTTTGGCGAGCAGCTTGTCCCCGTCGGTTCCCATGTGTCGGACCAGAAACGCCCGCTTATCCATGCCGATGGCATAGCCAATCTCGTAGACGACGTTCAAATTGAGATACGTGATGTCGGCAACGAGATAGGGAGACTCGCCGATCTTCTCTAAAATAGGAGAAACGAGCGGCGTTCCCGGTACGTCGTTGAACGGCCAAGGCTCATAAATTACAGGCAGAACCTGCAGGGCGTTTACCTTCCGCACGGCTTCGAGGATCCCATCCGCAACAGACTTGTCCTTGGAGGCGTATGCAACGAATGTCTTTTGGCGGGTAGCCATGGTCGGACCATCGGGGTTTGCGAATCACCTCATGATTGCCACTCGGGAACCGGATTGCAATGGAAGTTGTCAACATACGAACAGCTGTGGCCCCATTCCCATGATCGTGGCCACGCACGGCAGGCGACTGCTGTTGTGGGGCGAGTGCCCGAAATGCGGCCAGGCCGATAGCAACCGGTTTCTCGCCGTGCTGAGGCCGGTCCTCGACGAGCGCCGCAGGCGGATGGGCGAATGCCTGTCGGCTATCACTGCATCGACTGTGAAAACCTAATCGGCTCGATAGCGGCGCCGCTAAGAGCCTGACGAGCGAAGCGAACTGACATGGCACCCTTCAAGCAGACCACGCTCCCAGCCCACTACAGGGGCGGCCAGACCTTCGGCAGGCCGAGTGACTACCGACCGGAGTATTGCGACATGGTCGTCGAGGCGATGACCAGCGAGGGACTGAGCCTGACGGCGTTTGCCGGGCTGATCGGGGTGAGCCGGGACGCGGTGTACGATTGGATCAGGGCGCACACGGACTTTAGCCACGCCGTGTCTCGCGCACGAGCTGGCCGCGTCCTGTACCTCGAACGCAAGCTGATGCGTGCCCGGAAGGGCGCAGAGACCAGCGCTGCTGTGTTTGCGTTGAAGAACGCCCAGCCCGACGAGTGGCGCGACGTGCGCGCTGTTGATCACCAGCACAACGTCAAGGTCGAAACCCTCACCGATGCCCAGCTCTACGCCATCGCAAGCCAGAAGGCGGGCGCACATGGCACTGTGATCGATGGGGAATACACCCGAACTGCCGACGAACCGACACAGTGAAACGGACGTTTCAGTGTTGCACCTGCCTCGGGCTGTGACATGGTGTGGTTGCGTCCCGGTGACGTGACCAGATCGCATCGGGTACGACACATGCGATGGAATCGAAATAGGTGAGCATTCCCAATGGAGATGGGGGCGTGCCCCTCTGCCAGGGGGCCGGGGAGGGGAAAATCTGGGCGGCGAAGCATGCTTTTATTGACACCCCCCTCGATGTCACCGCCAACTTCAGAATGTTCGGGCTGGGTCAGCGCCTCTGGTCAGCGCAAATCTCGAAAAGGTCGCGAGCGAGAGAAGAGATGTTCACCTGGATACGATGCCCCAAGTGGAACAAATGTGCACTTTGATACTTAGTGACTCGCCTCGGCAGGGTGAGATCATGAACTTCTTCAGCAGCGACAAATTTTCAGGACCGAAGACCCGGGAAGACAGGCGTTGCCGCTGCGGCGCGCAGCCGCGACTAGCGCGCACGATGATGGACTCGGTGCACGGCCTCACTGTCCGCATGTTCGAATGCCAGTGCGGCGAGCGCAGTTGGACCGAGGACAAAGAGTAGGCCGTCTGAGGGCGTCGTTTTTGCTTTTTGAGGCTCTGCGGCCACACAACGAAACGGCCTCGCGCATCGCCGGGGCTGGAACCGGATGCTGAGGCCGTTCGGCGCAGCCGAATCAGCGCGCATTGCCGGTTATTCCCGATCTGCGAGGAGGGCGCAACACGGGAGATTGCAGGTGTCCTAAAGAGGAGCGCCCCAGCGCCGTGTCACCGGACGCGTTGGGGCAAGTTGACGGTCGAATGCCTCTTGTGTGGGGCTTGGGAAAAGCGTTGCACCGCAGGGACGTTCCTAGCGAACGACCGCAGAACGAAAAAAAGGCCCCGCCAAGCGGGCCCTGGGTAGTCGACGTTGCGTTACTTGGAGCGCTGATGGGCATGGAGGCCCACGAGCAGCATCATTTTGACCAAGGCGGGTTCCGTTACCGTGCGCGTGGTTTCGCGGGCGCAATTTCTACGTGATGCCTCGATAGCGGGGCCAGTTCGCCAATCGCTTGGCTGCATCAGCGACCTCGTCGGGCGAATTGATCTGCAATCGCGCAAGCAACCGAGCTCTCTGCTTTGCGACTTGCTCGACGGTTCCGCCGAGCTTGACCGCGATCTGCGCGTCAGTCTTCCCGGCAGCCAAGCGCCTCAAGAACCGTTTCTCGCGTGGACTGAGCAGGTCACGCATCGCGCGTCCCCACCGCCGACAAACCTCGCGCATTTTATAGCGCCGTTTCGCGTCACGTACATGATCAGTGCGCGACGGCCCCAAGCGTCCGGGAGGTTGGGACAGATGCCGAGACGCCGGGGCCGCGAGCGCGCCGAGATAAGCCCCAGCGCACCGAAGTGAGCATGCCCACCACCGCCTGTTCCATCTGTTCACTTGTATACAGTAGGCGTCTCGCCCCAAGTCTATTCTTGTCCGGCGAGGGCCCTCGTGAACGAGCGAATGTTCATCGTGCTAATTATCTTGGCGGGCATGATTGCACCGGCATTGATGGTCCTCGCACTGCTCTATCGCTGACGCACAGCCTTACGGTGCCTGTCGCTAACTGGAGCCGCACTTCGAGCAAAAGCTGTGACACGGGCCCGAAGCGCGATGCAAATGCTAGTCGAGCGCCAGCGTTCCTGTTGAAGACGTGTCGGAAGGCGAGCTATCTCCAAATTTAATGTAGCAACATAACATTTGAGAGCGCGCGGACGAACCGAAAGCAGAGAGTGACTTCAGTGCGCTTGACAAGCCGCGCGCTCGCGGCCCGGCGTCCCGGCTCCTGTCCCAGGCCTCCCGGACGTTTGGGGCCGCAGCGCGCTGGAGACGCCCTTTTAACCGGTGAAACTTCGGAAGGCAGAGATGACCTACACCATCGGGTTTCGGAGGCGAAGCAATGTCGCGGTTTTAACGACCGAAGTCCCGACGGCTAACCATGCGCTTGCAGTCATCGCAACCGTCGAACAGTCCGTGGGCAAGCTCGACTTCATCAGGTCGCCGCAGGAAGGCGACATCGGCATTGAAATGCTTAGGGTGCTGGCAAAAGAAGAGGCCGAGGAAATGTCTCAGACTGCCTTCTAAACCTCTCTCATGGGCGTCCAAGCGTTAGGTCGCAGGTTCGATCCCTGCCGCAGGCACCACCATGCTCCTCCAGATCACCGCGCCGCACTTCTGTGCCGGGCTCGTCGTCGAGGACGGCAAGGTCACGGAGGCCGCGCCGATCCTGAAATGGGCAATCGGGAAGACGAATAACGAGCTACGCGCATACTGCGCTCGCAAGAGTTGGCGTGTGCGCGAAGTTTCTGAGCATTGCGCCAAAAATCCCTAAGTCGAACTCTTTACGACATGGGCGAATTGTGCGTACTTTTCTGCAAGCCCCGACATGCCGCTTTAGGCCGCCCCTGCGGTGGTGTCATCGGGGCCTTGTCGGGCAGTGCAGCCTCAGCCCCCCAGCCCAATCTGCACTGACCCGGCTCCAATCATCGAGGACAGACGATGATGTGCGAGCGTTGCGAAGCGATGGAAGACGGACTGCAGTCGATTGTGCAGTGGTCTGAAGCCTATCCCCTCTCTGTTTTGCCCGAACCCGATCTGAAGAAGGCGCGCGCCGCGCTGGAAGCTGCAGGCATCAGCCTCGACAGCATCTCAGCGCATTGCATGCGCCACGTCGTCACGTCGGTCGGAGAAATCGCGCGGAGGGCGTTGGGTCATGACTGAACGCAGCCAGTTCAACGCCCAGATCGCGCGGCTCGAGGCCCGCGTCGCAGTGCTGGAGCAGGTGATCTTCCAGCTCAACCCGTCCGCGCTCCGTCCGAACATCGACAGCGTCGAAGCGGTGAAGATGTTTCTGCGCAAGCACGACATCGACAAGCTCTCGCCGCACGTCGCGCGGTTTCTGAGCGACCAGCTGCCGGTCGATTGGCGCGCGCTCGCCAACAGCGCGGGCGCAATCCAGACCTTCAAGCTGCTCGCGCAGAACGTCTCGATCATCGACGCGCGCAAGAGGCTCGCATAATGACCGACGACGAGTACGACGCCGTCAAGAAGCGTGTCGTCGATGCGTTGCCTGATGGTATTGCCCACAGCGACGCCGCTGCGATCCTGTGTGACGCGATGGTTGTGATGGCGCTCCGCGATGGCATGCCGAAGAAAGATTTCATGCTCGCCATCAGCGAGGTGTGGGACATCATCGAGGCGGGTCATGGCGACACTGACGCGTGATCAGATCATCGATACGATCCGCGATGAGCTGAAGCGCCAACAGCGCGACCGCAAGGTCTCCCTCGTGCCTGTCGAGACGCCCGACAAGTTCGATGTGATCGGGGTGATCGATGTCCACGCGCTCGCCGACGCCATCGCGCGCGAGCTGCCGTCATGACCGAGTCCGCGCACGACCGCGACCTGCGTCTCGTGTGCGACTTGCGCAAATATCGCTCCGCGCAGGAGCAGAAAGTGATCGACCTGCTGTTCGCCAAGCTGATGCGCGGCGACAGGCGCGGGTTCGAGCACTCCTTGCGCAGCCGCACCGCCGCCGCTCTACGCCGACGTGGCGTGATCAGGGTGGAGCGCACGCAATGAACGTGATCGTCTGCGGCGGTCGTACCTTCGAAAACTACGCGGCGGTCAAGAAGTATCTCGACATGCTGCACGACCTCCACCGCTTCACGCTGCTGATCCATGGCAGGGCGAGGGGCGCGGACACCTGCGCGCATCGCTGGGCGGGCGAGCACAAGGTGCCGGTCGAGATGTTTCCGGCGCACTGGCGGCTGCACGGCAACAGCGCCGGGCCCATCCGCAACAAGCAGATGCTGGCCGAGGGCAAGCCGCAGCTCGTGGTCGCGTTTCCTGGCGGCGACGGCACCGCAGATATGTGCAGGCAGGCCCGCGCTGCGGGTGTCACGGTGATTGATCTGAAAGATGAGCGAACGAGGGCAGAGGTAACACAGCGATGGCGGACGAATACGGCCCCCTCGACCGTATCCGCTACCGGCCCAACCTGTCCGAACCGCTCAGCAACCTGACGCAGGACGCAGCCGGAGCGGCAGCAGCTCGCATGCGGCGCTCCGTGAAATCGGATGTGCGCCGCAATTCCGCGCTGGAGGGTGGCGCCGACGCCGCCTCGATGGCGGCGGGGCTCGTCCCCGGCGCTGGCATCGCCGACGTGCTCGGCCTGCTGCCGGATTTCAGGGGCGGCTATCAGCCGTCGTTCGGCCGCAACCTCCTCAGCGGCAATTATCGCGACGCGGCGCTGCAGACCCTCGGGCTCGGCGGCGACATGATGCTGGCGACGCCGCTGGCTGCGCTCGGCGTGGCTGCCAAGGGCGCCCGTGAAGCAGCTCGCGTGCCTATCGCTGCCGGTGATCTGCGCGTCTCGACGCGTTTCCCGACCGCCGTGAAGGCGACGGAAGACCCGCTGCGGCAGCACCTGTCGATTGGCGTGGATGAGATGAGGGCGGACCCGGAGGGCTTCGCGCACAACACCTCGCTGCTGTCGCGCTATCCCGGCTTCGCGCGGCTGCAGGGCATGTCGCCCGACGAGGCGGCGCGCGCCTATGTCGATCAGGCCGCTGGCAACATGCGCTTCCTGTACGAAAACTCGCCCGGCGAGATGAAGGCGCGCGCGCCGCACTGGTACGAGGGCGCGAACCGCATTTCCGATGCGATGGCGCAGCGCTGGGGCATCCCGCGTCAGAGCGCATCGGCCGCGCTGGCGTCGTTGTCGCCGCAAAAGGACTGGTTCATGAACGCCACGCTCGGCGAGCGCGTCGGCGACATCGTCATGGACAACCCGCGCGCGACCGGCGACATGGTCAACTGGATCAGGTCGCAGCCGAAGGTGATGGCTGCGCCTGGCGCTGAAGATGCGCTGCGCGAGATCACCGGCAAGCGGCTCGATCAGGTCGATCCGAAGAACGCGGCGCTGTTCGTGCGCGCCTTCGACGAGGCGCACAACACGCGCAATTATCGCTCGGTCCTGCCGGAAGGCGACTATGGTGATTTCATCACCACGATGTCCGGTGATCCCAGCAAGGTGGCGTGGGGCACGTTCGGCGACATTGACAAGGCGGTGCGCGCGATCCGCTCGGGCGGTGACATGGGCATCATTTCGCCGCTGCTCGGCGAGAAGCACAAAGTGCGCTCGTTCTACAACAACATCGAGGTGCCGAACGACCCGCGCTTCGGCGACGTGACGGCGGACACCCATCAGGTGGCTGCGGCGCAGATGCGGCCATTGTCCGGCGCGTCGGAGGCGGTGATCCAGCATCTGGCGTCCGGCGGCCCGGCCGGTTCGGTGAACGCGCGCTCCAGCGCCATCACCGGGGTCAAGGGCACCTATGGTCTGGTCAACGATGCCACCCGGCAGTTTGCCGAGAACGTCGGCCTGATCCCGCGCGCGGGCCAGTCCGCAACGTGGGAGCCGGTGCGCGAGCTATTCCCCGCGAAGTGGAAAACGGCTAAGAATAATGCTGCCGTTGACGACATCTGGGGGGCCTACGACCGTGGCGACATCTCAATCGACCAAGCCCGAAGTGCTATCTTCGGTCTTGCTGGCGGAATTGGTACGCCTGAGTGGGCACGAAGCGGCATTAGCGCGACTGCTCCCCATCAGGGATCAACATATCGGTAAGCTCGCCGAAGGCTTCATCGCCATCAACTGGTGGGGCGAGGTGCCTGAAGTGATCGAGCCTGAGGAGCAGTACATCATCGATCTGCTCCGCGAGTACGACGCGGCGCTCACCCGAGAGGCGAGCGAGTAATAAATTCGCGCAACTGCCGCTGCGCACTCTCGTACTTTGTGCGCCTGTCAAGCGGCGATGCGGTCCATGCGACTTCTGCACCGGGCGCATCGTAATTGTTGCGAGTTCGTAATGTTTGGCGTTTGATGGTTCTCCCTTGGGAGGGGAGCCCGCAATGCCACAAGAACAAGAGCGGCACCACTTTGCGCTTATGTCAGTGGTCGATGCGTTCACTGACATCACCGGGATGTCGGCCAAGCGGCTGGGTCGCTTGATCGGGATGCCGCATTTTGTATCCCACGTTCATGATGGCGTGGCGAACGAGCAGGAAATCCGGGCGGCCTTCGATCTGATGGGCCGCTTCTTCAGCAATCATGATCTCGGCGGAAGACGCCGCAGGGGAAATCCTCCGGCGAAAACTGCTTCGCGCGTCTCTCGCGGAGTGGTGCATCGCAAACGGCTACACGCCAGCCCGTCACCACCTGCTGCTGATCGAAAAGCTGGAGGCCCTTGCGCGGGGTGACATCCCGCGCCTCGCGATCTTCATGCCGCCGGGCTCGGCGAAATCCACCTACGCCTCGGTGCTGTTTCCGCCGTGGGCGATGTCGCAGTTTCCGAAGGCGCAGTTTCTCGCGGCCTCGCACACCACGGAGCTGGCCGAACGCTGGGGCCGCCGCGTCCGCAACCTGATCGCGGAGCACTCCTCGATCCTCGGCATCACGCCCGACGACCAGAACCAGGCGGCGGGCCGCTGGGCGATCAAGGAAGGCGGCGAGTATCTCGCGGCAGGCGCGCGCATCGGCATCGCCGGTTTCCGCGCGCTGTTCGGCGTGATCGACGATCCCTTGCGCTCGCGCGAGGACGCCGACAGCGAGGCGATCCGCGAGCGGCTCTGGGAGTGGTACCTCTACGACTTCCGGCCCCGCCTGATCCCCGGCGCGCGTCAGCTGCTGATCCAGACGCGTTGGCACGAGGACGATCTCGCGGGCCGCTGCCTCAATCATCAGCCGTGGGAAGTGATCTCGCTGCCCGCTGAGGCGAAGGCGAACGACCAGCTCGGCCGTGCGCCCGGCGAGTTCCTGTGGGGCGACGATGCCTACGGCTATGGCGAACAGCTGCGCGAGCTGAAGGAGACGACGCCGCCGCGCGTGTGGTCGGCGCTGTACCAGCAGGCGCCGGCTCCCGACGAGGGCGACTTCTTCAAGACCCAGTGGTTCAAGCCGCTCGACATCGTGCCATCGCACACCTTGATGCGCTGCTACGGCGCGAGCGACTACGCGGTGACCGACAACGGCGGCGACTTCACCGTGCATGTCGTGATCGGCGTCGATCACATGAACAATCTCTATCTGCTCGACATCTGGCGCGGTCAGAGGACGACCGATGTCTGGATCGATGCGTTCTGCGATCTGGTCGAGAAGTACAAGCCGCTCGCATGGGCAGAGGAGACCGGCCAGATCAAGGCGTCGGTCGGCCCCTTCCTTGAACGTCGCATGCGCGACCGACGCGTGTGGGTCAACCGCGAGCAGTTTCCGACGCGCGGCGACAAGGCGGTGCGCGCCCGCTCGATCCAAGGTCGGCTCGCGCTCGACGGCATCTTCTATCCGAAGAACGCGCCGTGGGCGGCGGACTTCTTCGCGGAAGTTCTCAACCTGTGGGTTGGCAAGCACGACGACCAGGGCGACGCGCTCGGCCTCGTCGGCCAGCTGCTCGACAAGATGGTGAAGGGCCGCGTCGGCGCAGCGCCAACCGTCAAGCTGCCGGATGACGGCTACCGCTCGGTGAAACGCAACAACAATGTGGATGCCATGACGCTATGATCAATCTCGACACGGCTGTCGCAAACTACGTGAGCTACGAGAGTCCCAGCGACACAGCCTCCTCGAAACTGATCATCCGCCGTCGTGAGTTCGAGGATTACTGCTCGGCGAAATCGCGCGAGATCGAGGAGCAACGGCAGTCGTGGCGCTACTATCACGTCGATCAGTGGACGCCAGAACAGCTCAAGGTGCTGCGCAAGCGGCACCAGCCGCCGATCACCTTCGACCGCACCGGGCGCAAGATCGACAGCTTGTCGGGCACCATCCGCCGCCTACGCACCGACCCGAAATGCTATCCGAACACGCCGAACGGCGAGCAGGGGGCTGAGGTCGCTACGCAGGTGATCCGCACCATCAACGACGCCTCGTTCGCCGAAGACCTTGAAGTGGAGTGCTGCCGCGACGCGCTGGTGCATGGCATCGGCATCGATGAGCTGATGCTGGTGCCTGGCGACAAGGGCGACCCCGATCTGCGCTTCGTCTATGTGGACCCGCGCACGTTCTTCTACGACCCGCGCTCGTTGCGGTCCAACTTCGGCGACACCCGCTTTCACGGCGTCTACAAATGGGCGGACATCGACGAGCTGGACGCGCTCGCCGACGGCGCGTCGGAGCTCGTCAAGGAGCATCTCGACAGCGACGGCGGCTACTGGACCGCGTTCGACACCGACCGCGAGAACCTCTGGGTCGATAGCCGCCGCCGCGTGCGCCTGATCGATCACTGGTACAAGCGCGGCGAGCAGTGGCGCTGGTGCCTGCACACGGGCAACGTCGAGATCAAGAGCGGCGAGAGCCAGTTCTTCAACGAACGCGGCTTGTCGATCTCCAAGTATCACGCCTTCGCCAACATGATCGACATCGACGGCGATCACTACGGCTTCGTGCGCCGCCTCAAGGGACCGCAGGACGGGCTCAACCAGCACCGCTCCAAGGCGATCCACATCATGAACACCCGGCAGCTCAAGATCGCGCAGGGTGCCGTTGACGACATCGAGGTGACGCGGCGCGAGGCGGCGCGGCCTGACGGCGTGCTGGTCTACACCGGAGACCCGAAGGCACTGGAGGTGCTGCAGCCGGAACAGGAGTTCCTGCAGCAGACGCAGTATTATCAGGACGCAAAGACCGAGATCGACAGCTTCGGCCCGAACCAGCAGCTGATCCAGGAATTTGGCCAGAACGTCTCCGGTCGCGCGGCGAACCTGCTGCAGCAGGCCGGGCTCGCGGAGCTGGGGCCGTTCCTGAAGAATTTCCGCATGTGGAAGCTGGAGCGCTACCGCGCCTGCTGGGTCGCCGCGCAGCATTACTGGACCGGCGAGCGTTTCCTGCGTGTGACCGGCGACCAGAACGTCGCGCAGTTCATGCAGATCAACGGCGTCGAGCTGGACCCGTATGGCCGCCCGATGCTGGTCAACGTGCTCGGCAACATCGATGTCGAGATCAAGGTCGATGAGGGCCCGGACACCGAGACGGTGATGGGCGACATCTTCGATCTGCTGATGTCGCTGAACCAGAACAACGTGCCGGTGCCGCCGCAGCTCATCATCGAGGCGTCGAACCTGCCGCTGTCCGAGAAGAAGAAGCTGCTCGGCATGCTGGCGCAGCCCGACCCGGCGAAGCAGGCGGCGCAGAACGCCATCATCCAGAAGACCATGGCCGAAGCTGCTCTCGCCAACGCGCAGGCGGGCAAGGCGCAGGCCGACGCGGGCAAGGCGCAGACCGCAGGTATGCTCAACATCGCCAAGGCGCGCACCGAAGGCATGCCGGACGGCGGCCCCGAACCGAAAACGCCGCTCGATTACGCGGAGCAGCTCGCCAACATCGCGGAGACGCAGGCGACCGCGGAGCACAAGCGCGCCTCGGCAGAGGCGTTGCGCAACAAGGACCGCGTCACGCCGCTGCAGCTGCTCGCCGATCACGCGCAGCGTCACGCTGATCGCTTCATGCAGAGCATCGACCAGATCGCGAGCCGTGGTCTGGACGACTATCACCGCAATCTCGACCGGCGCGTGGACGACTTCCACCGCGCTGAAGATCGCGACAGCCGCGAGCGCGTCGCGCGCTTCGCTGCCGCGCGTCGTCAGACTGCACAACAATAGAAAACCGTCGCCGCGTTCCTGTCGTTCTGCGGCAGGCCGGTGACGGGCGGGCGCGGCCTGTCCCCGTGCCCGCAACACCCTTCGTCCGCGTGAACGAAATCGCGCACCACGCCTGACGCGAGCGAGATCGCGTCGCCCAGCGAGAGGGATGTCTCGCCACGCCGCTCGTCGCGATAGCCGGGCCACGTTTGCCGGAAACGACATTCCGGGGAGACCACAAGGCAATGACTGACATAACGCAGGGCGCTGACGCGCTCGACGAGAATGCTTTGTTCAACGCGGCTGTCGAAGCCGAGACGCTCGACAAGTTCGAGAACCCGCCACCCGTGAAGGAGCCGGACAAACCGGTCGCCCTGGCACCGGACGTGAAGACCGAACCGAAGACTGAGCCGAAGGAAGCCAAGACCGACGACAACGCCCCGGTCCCGCCGGGTCGCTTGCGCGAGGAGGCTGAAGCGCGGCGCCGGGCCGAACGTGAACGCGACGATCTGCGGGCCCAGATGCAGCTGCTGGCGCGGCAAGCGCCGCCACAGCAGCAGCGCGAGCAGCCCAAGGGCGTTGACCTGTTCGAGAACCCCTCGGGGTTCGTGCAGCAGGAGCTGAAGCCGTACCTCGAAAACATCCACACGCAATTCCAGATGCAGCGCGAAGCGATGTCTCTGGACTTCGCCATGCAGCGGCATGGCGAGGAGAAGGTGGGCTCCGCACGGCAGGCCCTTGAACAGGGCATGCAGCGCGGTGATCCGCACGCGTGGAGCACCTACCAGCGCGCAATGAGTTCGCATGATCCCTACGGTGTCATCGTCAAGTGGCATCAGGACGGCGAGACGCTGCGCAATATCGGTGGTGATCTCGACGGGTACAGGAAGCGCATTCTCGAAGAAGCACTGGCCGATCCCGAGTACCGGGCTCGCGTCATTGAAGCTGCGAAAGGTCAAGCGGCAGCGACAGGTCAACACGTCGCTCGCCCAGTCAAGCCTGCGGTCGCCTCTCCATCGCTCGGCAACATCGGTGCCGGTGGAGGCGACGCTCAAGTCGTCGAACCCTCCGACGCAGAACTGTTCCGGGCCGCAACTCAGGCAAAGCGGCGCTGAACACCGGGTCGCTCTCGCGATCCCGACCGCGCCGCGCATCACCCAATGGTGAGCGGCTATGCTTACGTCCAACCACGTCAATAACGAGGTCATCAAGTTTCGCCGTCAGGTGATCTCGGACTTCCTGCGGCGCTCGCGCTTCGATCCGTTCATGGGCGACAGCTCCACGAACGTCATCGTGCGGCTCGCCGATCTCGAAAGTGACGGCAAGCAGGTCAACGTCCCACTCGTCAACCAGATGTCTGGTGACGGCGTCGGCGCTGGCACGCTGCGCGGCAACGAGGAAATGCTCGACAGCTACGGCTTCCCGCTGTGGGCGGACTGGGCCCGCAACGCGGTCGCCAACAACCGCGCGTCGAACAAGGAATCCTCGTTCAACGTCCGCTCGACCGCGCGCGATCTTCTGCGCGGCTGGGCACGCCGTGTCGTTCGTGATGACATCACGGACGCGCTGCTCTCGATCCCGACCGCGTCGGTGCAGGCGAACCGCTTCGGCGTTCCCGGCAACCGCGTGAACGGCATCAAGTGGTCGGCGGCGACCGCGACGCAGAAGGACAACTGGATGAACGCGAACCTCGACCGCGTTCAGTTCGGCACGGTGGCCGCTTCGGCGGTGCCGTCCACCTTCGCGGCGGCGGCGCTGCTGCTCGACACCACCGCCGACATCATGACGGCGGCAGTGGGCTCGCTTGCCAAGCAGAAGGCGAAGCAGTCGGGCGTCTCCTCGGCCAATCCGGGCGTCTACAACGGCCGCCCCAAGATCACGCCGTGGGAGATCGAGGAGCTGGACGAGGAAATGTTCGTCTGCTTCCTCGGCGACGGTGGGTTCCGCAGCTTGCAGAACGATCCCGTCATGTACCAGGCGAACCGTGACGCGCGTGCGCGTGAGGGCAACCCCACCAGCACCAACCCGATCTTCACTGGCGGCGCGCTGCTGTTCGACGGTGTTCTCTACAAGAACATCCCCGAGATCACGCAGCGTCTGAACCTCGGCACCATCGGCACCGCGTCGGCGAACGTCGAGCCGTTCTTCCTGTGCGGTCAGGCCGCGCTGGCCTATGCGACCGGCCAGATGCCGCGCCCGACGCAGCTGGAGGACGGCGACTACGACTTCGTCACCGGCCTCGGCATCGAGGCGCAATACGGCATCGGCAAGATCGCCAAGGCACCGCTCACGGTGTCCGGCGCGACGGTTGGCGATCTCGTCGATTGGGGCATGGTCACCGGCTTCGTCGCCACGACCTGATCGAAACCTGCCAAAACCTGCCAAAACGCGACAGCGTGGACGGACCCGCCCGCGCTGATTTTTCTCGAACGATGAGATCATGATCATGGCTCCTCGCACTGCATACCGTCAGCCGCAGGCTGGCGGTCAGGGTTTCGCCCGCACCAAGAAGGTGTTCGGCGGTCCCACCATCACGCTAGTTGCCGGTGACGTTGCGCTCAACGCACAGACGGCCATCGCCCGTGTGCCCAAGGGCTTCATCCTGCAGTCCATCGGCGGCACGGTCGGCGATCTCGATACCGGCGCGGCCCTGATGGTGGCGCTCGGTGACGCTGGCAACAACGCGCGCTTCTTCGCCGCCAACGCGGTGGGACAGGCGGGCGGCGCGATGCCTGCGCTGGTCGCCGGTTCGGTCGGCTACGAGTTCACCGACGACACCGACATCCTGTTGACTTCAACGGTGGCGGCAGCGGGTCTCGGCCCGACACCGACGATCAACCTGCTGCTGGAAGGCTACATGAAGTGAGGGAACGCCGGGCTTCGGCCCGGCGCTTTTCCTGTTTCATGTGGAACGCACACCGTAAAGGGAAACGCGATGAAGAAAGCAACTGTGACGTACACCGCGCCGAAGGGCGAGGCGAAGACGCTGGACATCGGCGGCACCACGCTCGTCACCGGCAAGGCTGACACCGTGGTCTGCGACGACGCGCTGATGGCGCGCCTGGAGAAGGCGGGCGGCATGCTCAAGGTCGAAGGCGTGAGCGACTACACGCCGCCGAAGGAGGTCTCCAAGGGCGACGAGCCCAAGGAGGGCCCGAAAACCGAAACCAAGGACGAGCACATCGGCAAGGCGCACCGCTAAGCCGAAGGCGAGGAAAAAGGTGAAGAAGGGCCGCCGTTGAGCGGCCCTTTTCATTTGGGAGGCACCGTGGCCATCGAGATCATCAACGGCCCGACGATTGCGGCGGGCGAGAGCCTCTCTGACGCTGTCGATTGCAGCGCGGGCAAGATCGTGCGGCTCACCATGCCCGCCGACTGGCTGAACGCGCCGCTGACGTTCCAGAGTTCCAGCGACGGCCTGTTCTTCAACGATGTGTTCGACAACAAGGGTATCGAGCTGAAATCCGTCGTCGTGGCGGGCACGGCGGTGATCGTTCCGGCCGACTATCTCGCCGCCGCCAACTTCATCAAGTTTCGCTCGGGCACGCGCGACCTGCCGGTGACGCAGCCTGCGGAGCGCGCCTTCGCCATCGCGCTGGCGGTGTTTGGCGCCGCGCCGTTCTCGATCCCGATCAAGCTGGTGCCGTGATGGCAGAGACCCACAGTTCTGAGGAGCTGATCAACAAGGCCGCAGCGATCCTCGGCAAGTATGTGCCGGGCGAGGCGCTCGGCGATGTCGAGCACGCGACCATCGACCGCTGCATCGACGACGTGATCGCCGAGATCAACAAGATCGTCGCCATCTCCGACCGCGACGAAATCCCCAACCTCGTGTTCGAGACCATGGCGCGCCTCGTCGCGATCTACGCGGCGGCCGAGTTCTCGAACCAGCCGCTCGATCTGATGGCGGTGCAGCAGCACGAGCAGCGGCTGCGCTACCTCATCGCGCAGACGCCGACCTATGAGGTGCTGGCGGTGAATTACTTCTGATGAGCGATGTCCCGTTTCCCCTCCTGACAGCGCCGGGTCTCAAGCCGCAGGCCGCAGGAGGCCGCGTGCTCAACTGCTACCCGGAGAAGCTGCCCGAGACCGCTGGCAAGCCGTATGGCTGGTTCAGGGTGCCGGGCCTCAGCGCGTTCGGCACGACGCCGAGTGGCCGCTTCCGTGGCGGTGTGTTGGTCAACAACAGCTTCTATGGCGTGTTCGGCACGTCGGTCTATTCGTGGTCGGCCGCAGGCGGCGTGGGCACGCTGCTGCCGGGCGCGATCCCCGGCAGCGAGATCGTGTTCGGTGCGCGCAACAACGCCGCCAATCCCGACGTGGTGTTTGTCTCGCCGGGTAACGGCGCATTCTGGATCAACGGCAGCGGTCAGGTCGTCACCTATCCCGACGCCAATGTCGGCCAGCCCAACGCGGTGGTGTTCCACAAGGGCTTCTTCGTCTTCACCTATGGCAACGGCACCACGCGCACCTCGAACGTCAACGTCACCACCATCAACGTGCTCAACTCGGCGACGGCCGAGAGCAAGCCCGACACGCTCTACCGTCCGGTGCCGGTCGCCAACGGCCAGCTGCTGCTGTGCGGCTCGACCTCGCTGGAGGTGTGGGGCGGCGCGAACGACAGCGGTTACCCGTTCTCCTACATCGCGACCATCGGGCGCGGCCTCGTCGGGCCCGCCGCGATTGCTGGTAGCGAGGACGGTTTCGGCAAGGGCATCTTCCTCGTCGGCGACGACTACCGCGTCTCGCGCCTCAACGGTTACGAGTGCGTGCCGATCTCCAACTCCGACATCGACACGCTGATCGAGCGCGAACCGGTCAAGAGCAACATTCGCGTCGGCGTGTTCAACTCGCGCGGCCACGGCTTCGTCGTTGTCCAGGGCGCGGCGTGGTGCTGGATTTTCGACACCACGCTCAACACATGGCACGAGCGGCGCTCGTACCTGCAGCAATATTGGCGCGGCCTCTATCCCGTGCAGGCTTTCAACAAGTGGCTGTGCGGCGACAGCGACGGCGCGAACCTGTGCGAGATCAGCGCGCAGGTGCGCAAGGAGCTGGGCAACCCGATCAACATGCGGATCGAGACCGGCCCGTTCGGTTCATTCCCCAACGCGGTGCGGATCAACGCCATCGAGTTGTACCTGACCAAGGGCGCGAGCGACGCGACCGGTCACGACCCCGACGAGACCAATGTCGAGATCGCGATCTCGATCTCCCGCAACGGCGGTCAGAACTGGTCGAACCCGCGCAACGTCAAGATCGGGCGGCAGGCGATCACCAACGGGAGGGTGCGCGCCTCGATCTGGGGACAGGCAGAAGTGCAGGGCGTGCGCTGGCGGTTCGAGGAGAGCGCTGGCGTGGACTTCGCGTTCATGGGCGCCGACATGCTCGGGGACAAGCTGCGATGAGGACGAAGTTCTCGCTGCCCGCGCAGAACGTGCCGATCCTTTTGCCTGACGGCACCATGAACCCGACTTGGTACGAGAAGCTCAAGGTGATCGAGGGCTTCGTCAATCTGTTCGGCTACATCGAATTTTCGCGGCCGACCTCTCCACCCGCATCGCCGCCGACAGTCACCTCGATTGCCAACAATCAGGTGCTGATCTGGGACGCGACACAGGGCCAGTTCAAGGCTGGAGCAAACTGACATGGCTGGTTTCTTTGACACGCTGTTCGGCGGTGGTGCCGAACGCGAAGCTGCGGAAGCCAACCGGCGGCTCGCGGCCCAGTACCAGACCTCGTCGCTTGATGCGCTCAACAGCACCTACGGCGAAGGCATTGCCGCGCTCAACAAGGGCATCTCGGCTTACGACCCGCTCGCCGCGCTCGGCACCAAATACAACGCCGCAGGCGATGTCTGGATGAACGCGCTCGGCGTCAACGGCACCGACGCCGCGAAGGGCGCGCAGTCGGTCTTCCAGACCACGCCCGGCTACGAGTTGACGCAGAACGCCGCGCTCGATGCCATCGATCGCAGGCGCGCCATCGGCGGCATGTATGCGAGCGGCAATGCCGACATCGACACCGGCAACTGGATCACCAAGAACCTCTACGAGACGCAGTACCAGCCGTGGATGGCGGGCCTGCAGGGTGCTGCGGGCATGGGCGGCCAGTACACGGCGGCGGCGGCGCAGGGCCAGCAGGGCGGCTACACCAACCTCGCGAACCTTGCGCAGACCTACGGCCAGAACCAGACCAACGTCTACGGCAACAACATGAACACCAACGTCGCGGCGAACAACCAGCAGGCGGCGGGTGAGGCTGCTGGCGCGAAGAACCTGCTCGGTGCGGGTCTGTCCATCGCGGGCGCGGCGTTCGGTATGCCGGGCCTCGGCTCCAGCTTCGGCGGCAGCGGTGGTGGCGGCGCCTACTCTGGCGGCTCCTACAACTTCTCAGGCTCGCCGCTCGGGCAGGGCCTGACCAAGTTGGGCGGCATGTTCGGCTTCGGCTAGGAGACCGGCGATGGCGATCAATCCCGTCCGGTATGACATGCCGGGCTCCTTCATCGGCGAGATCGACTGGTCACCGCTGGTGCGCATCGGCGAGACGCTGCGGAAGAACCGCGAGGAGGAGGAGGCTGCGCGCCTGATCGCGCAGCTCTACGGCACAGGCCAGCAGGGCCAGCAGCAGAATGGCCCTCAGGTGACTCAGCCGCCGCCCGTGGGGAGTCCGCCGGTCGCCGCTGCACCGGCAGGCCCCGCCGTCGCGGAGCGCATCCCGCTGCCCCGCCCGCGTCCGCAGGAGGCGACTGGACTGCCGGGCCCGACCGTGCCGCCGGGCGTCACGGCACCGCCGCCTTGGTTCGACCAGGCGGCGGCCCAGACCTTCGGCCAGTATCCGCTCCGCAGCGGCACCGCGCCGGTCCCGACCACGCAGCCGCCGCCGTGGCCGGGTACGCCTGCCGCCCCGGATGAGCCTGCCGTGGCCGGACCTGCTGCACCTGCGCCTGTCGCACCTGCGCTGGCGGCTGCTGCACCTGTCGCGCAGGCGGGCGATCCCATGGCGCGCTATGCGCAGGCAACGTCCGCCATCGAGAGCGGCAGTCCGCAGGGCAACTACCGGCTGGTCGGCCCGCAGACGAAGACCGGCGACCGCGCCTTCGGCCGCTATCAGGTGATGGGTGCGAACGTCCCCGAGTGGACGGAGCGCTATTACGGCCAGCGACTGACGCCGCGCGAGTTCCTGATCAATCCGCAAGCGCAGGACGCGGTCTACAAGGGCGAGTTCGGCCGCCTCGTCGATAAGTACGGCCCGACCGTCGCCGCCAAGGCGTGGTTCGCTGGCGAGCGCGGCATGAACAATCCGAACGCGCGCGACATCCTCGGCACCTCGGTGTCGTCCTACGCGGATCGTTTCAACCGCAATCTCGGCCTGCCGCCCGAGATCACATCGGGCGCGTCGCGCGTCGCGCCGCAGAGCAATGCGCTCGCCTTCAACGAGGTGCGCAACAGCGCGGTCGGCGCGCTCGTCAGCGACCAGCCGCAGGCCCCGGCGATCAGCCCGGAGCAGCTGGCGGCGCTCGCCCGCAATCCGCTGACGCGACCGCTCGCCATCGGCCTCGTGCAGAAGCAGCTCGATCCCGGCAGCTACGACTTCAAGGTGGTCGGCGACAATCTGGTGCGGACCAACAGCCGCACGGGTCGCTCCGAGATCATGATGCGCGACGTGAAGAACGATTACGAGGTGAAGACGGTCAAGGACGACAGCGGCAACGAACGGCTCGTGCGCGTGAAGAAGCAGGGCGCCGAAGGCCCGATTGACATCGGTGGCGCTGGCGCCGACGCGGGCGGGAAGGGCGGCAAGCTTCCGGCGAACTACCGCTGGCTCGATCCGAACGACCACGCCAAGGGCGTTGAGCCGATCCCCGGCGCGACCCCCGAGAAGATCGGCGACGAGATCGTCGCGCGCATCGGTCTCGCCAAATCGTTCATGGGCACGTTGCCCGATCTGCGCGCACGCGTCGCGCGCGGTGATGTCGGCATCGAGAACTGGCAGAACCACGCGAAGGCAATCGCGAATGTCGGGGTGCCCGGCGAGACCAAGCGCATGCTCGACGCGGGCGCGGAGAGCCTGATCCGCCTGCTGACCGGCGCGGGCATGAGCCAGACGGAGGCAGAGCAGAACGCGCAGCAGTATCGCATCACGCCGCGTGACACGACCTTCACCATCACCTCCAAGATCAACGGGCTGGAGCGGCACCTCAGCACGATGGGCGAGCTGCTCGGCAAGGGGAGGGGTGGCGGCAATCTGCTGACTGCGCCGTCAGCTGCGCCTGCTGCCGAACCGGCTCCAGCAGCTGCAGCGCCAGCGCAGGGCGCGAAGCGGATCACGACCGACGCCGAGTATGACGCGCTGCCGCCCAACACGCTGTTCGTCGGGCCGGATGGCAAACCGCGAAGGAAGCCGTGAACATGGGCTGGCAGGACGCACCCGTCGTCACTGGCGGCGGTTGGCAGAGCGCTCCACTTGCCAGCGAGGCACCGCCCGCTGCTGCGCCCGCCGTTCCTGAAGGGCCGCTGTCGTGGTCGGATGTGCCGGGTCTTGCCCTGCAGAACGCGCCGTCGAGCATCGGCAACTTCGTCTCCGACATCGTGCAGCCGATCCTGCATCCCATCGACACCGCGACCGCGATCAAGAATGTCGGGCAGGGCTACCTCGAAAAGGGCGGCCTGATCTCGGGCGACGAGCACACCCAGTATGCCGACGCGGTGAACCAGTATTTTGCCAACCGCTACGGCTCGACGGAAGGCTTCAAGCGCGCCCTGGCGGAAGACCCTGCCGGTGTGTTCGGTGACATCTCGACCGTGCTCACGGGCGGCGAGACCGCGCTGGCGCGCCTGCCGGGTCTCGCTGGCAAGGCCGCGAAGGTCGCGGGCACGGCGGGGCGCTTTGTCGATCCGCTCAATTTGGTGACGAAGCCTGCGGCTGGCGCGGTGAAGATGGCCGACTATGCGCTCGGCGTCACGACCGGCGCGGGCCCTGACGCGATTGCAGCCGCCCGGCAGGCAGGCCGCGAGGGCGGTGCTGCGTCGGAGGCATTGACCTCGCAGATGCGCAGCAACGCGCCCATCGACGAGATCGTCACCGACGCGCGCAGCGCCGCTGACCAGATGAAGCGCGACGCGCAGGCGACCTATCAGCGCGAGATGGCCGCGACCCGCGCCAACCCGGCGCAGCTGCGGTTCAACGACATCGACGCGGCGGTGAACCGCATCGACAACATCGTCAATTATCACGGCAGGCCGCGTCAGGAGCTGCTGCCGATCCGCGACAAGCTGGTGGACCTCGTGAACGAGTGGAAGGGCCGCGACCCCGCCTTCTTCCACACGCCCGCAGGCTTCGACGAGCTGAAGAAGGTCGTCTACGAAGACGTGCTCGGGAAGATCCCGTTCGAGGACAAGGCGGCGCGCAAAATCGCTGGCGATCTCTACGACGCGGTCAATGGCACCATCGTCAAGCAAGACCCGACCTACGCGAAAACGATGGCGAATTACGAGCGCTACTCGACCGCGCTGCGCGAGATCGAGCGCACGCTGATCGGCAAGCCGAATGCGCCGGTCGATGCCGCGCTGCGCAAGCTGACCTCGATCATGCGCAACAACGTCAACACCAATTTCGTCAAGCGCGCCGACATGGTGCGCCAACTCGAGGCTGCAGGCGCGCCGCAGCTCACCGACAAGATCGCGGGCGCGTCGCTCAATTCGCTGGCACCTCGCGGGCTCGCGCAGGCGGCGAGCGGCGTCGAGCTGTTTCACGCGCTCGGCGATCTCGCCAGCGGGCACGTCGGCTCGCTCGCGCTGATCCCGGCGACGCTCGCGGCGGGTTCGCCGCGTCTCGTCGGCGAGGGCTCGCACGCGCTCGGCGTCGCGCAGCGCTACATGGATCAGGTCGGCTATCCGGCGCTGGAGGCGTCGCGCCAGATCGGCCGCGTCCCGCGAATGTACGTTTCACCAAACCGCGATCAGTAGCCCGCCTCTGGCGGGCTTTTTGTTGAGGCACAGATGGCAGGCACCATCCCGCTTTCGCTCACCCAGCAGTTCGACGAGTTCGGCAAACCGCTGTCTGGTGCGCTGCTCTACATCATTCAGGCGGGCACGGTGAGCACGCCGCAGCAGCCCTATCAGGATGCGTCGCTGACCATCCTGCAGCCGAACCCGATCCAGCTGGACGCCGCAGGCCGGGTGCCGCAGTTCTTCCTGGCGGACGGCTACATCAAGGTTCGGCTCGACGACAAGTTCGGCGTCACCCAGCTCGCGCGTGACGGCGTTCTCGTGATCGGCCCCAGCGCGGGCGGCGGCGGTGGCGGCGGCGTCGATCCGACCACGCTGATCCAGACCGGCGCGATCCAGCCGTTCTACGGAACGGGCGTGCTCGCCGGTTTCGTCCGCATGAACGGGCGCACCATCGGCTCGGCCACGTCGGGCGCCTCGGAGCGCGCCAATTCGGACTGCCAAGCGTTGTTCAATTTTCTCTGGAATGGTGACAGCACATTGCCGGTGTCGCCGTCGCGCGGCGCGTCGTCGGCGGCGGATTGGGCGGCGAACAAGACGATTGGCACGCCCGACGCGCGCGGGCGCACGCTCGCCGGTCTCGGCGCCATGGGCAGCACCGACGCGGGGCGCCTGACGTTAACCTATTTCGGCATCAACCCCGATCAGCTTGGCGCCGCCAGCGGCGCCGAAACCAGAGCGCTGGCGCTCGCCAATCTTCCGCCGATCACGCCATCGGGCGTCATCAGCAACGGCGCCATCAGTATCAGCCACAACGCGCAATTCCTCGGTGGCGGCAACCTCATCTCCAATAGCTCGCCGGGCGGTTCGTTTCAGAACACTGGCGCAACCATCACCGCCTCGCAGGCCGCATCCACGTTCACCGGCTCGGTCGGTGGCGGCTCAAGCTCGCCGATTTCGGTCACCCAGCCGATGATGCTTGTCACGCTCTACATCAAATTGTGAGGCGCCATGTACACCGGGTATTTCGCGACCACCTCCAATCGCGGTGACTGGTCCGAAGCCATCGTGCTCACCGACGCCGAGAGCGGCGACACCATCGACATCACCGGTTGCCGGGTGACGCTGAGCGTCGCTGATGAGCACGGTGGCGTGCGGCTGAAAGCCTCGACCGACGACGGCTCGATCACGCTGCCCCATGTCGGCACCTTCCAGTGGGATTTTTCTGACGATCAGATGAGCGGCCTGTGCCCTGGCGCCTACAACGTCGGCGTCCGCATCTCGCGCGACGACCGCACGGTGCAGCTCGTGATCGGCAACGTCAACGTGATGGAAGGCATCGACCAGCAATGAGCGACGCCATCAAGCTGAAGGTTCTGCCGCAGTTTCCATCGAAGCTGACCGGGCGCGCTGGCATCGACGTGACCAAGCAGAACGGGGAGTATTTCCTCGATCTCGACTACACCGACTTTCCGGTGATCGGCGCCGTCCCGGCCGGGACGACCTACGCCCTGATCTTCAATCCGGCAACGAAGCAATATGCGCAGTTGCCGATTGCGTTGCTCGGTGGTGGCTTTGCGGACGCGCCCAATGACGGCACACTCTACGGCCGGAAAAATCTAGCGTGGTCGGCCGTGCCCGCAGGGCTCGCGGATGCCCCGAACGATGGTAGCACCTATGCGCGGCGTAGTGCGGCATGGATCAATGTCCGCAACGTTTTGACGGCGGATCGTAATTTGTTCGTCAACGTTGCGACGGGCAGCGATGCCAATAATGGCCTAACTACCGGAACCGCATTCGCCACGCTGCAAAAGGCGATGGATGTCATTGCTGCGACGGACAACAGCATTTTCAACAACGTCGTCACGGTCGCGAACGGCACCTATGCGCAACTGCTCCTGAAATCCTATCTCGGTTCTGGCAACGTCACCTTTAACGGCGACAACGTTACGCCGGGCAATATCATTATCGCAGGCTCGCCAGCGCTGTGGGCTGCGGCAGTTAACGGCGGAAATTTCATTTTCAACGGCTTTCGCTTGCAATCCTCGGCGGGACAGGATGTCGCTGTTGGCTCGTATACCCTTGTCACGCTGAACAATTGCGAGTGGGCGGGCACCAGCGCCAACTATCGCATCTATGTCTCTAGTTTTGGTCGGCTGCAAATTCAGGGCGCGCATAAGGTGCTGACGGGTGGCGCTGGCCTGCTGCTCGCCGAAGTCAGCGGTTATTTGTATCTCAACGGCGCCGCGTTCACGATTGGCGCGAACGTGACTTATAGCAGTGCCACGGCGAATGCGCGAACGCTCGGCTATATCAGCGCCTTTACCACGACGTTTAGTCTCGGCGCATTTGTGGTGACCGGCCAGCGCTACACAGCCGTCACCAATTCCGTCATCAGCGACACCGGCTCAGGCACGCTGTTTCCGGGGACGGTGGCGGGCTCGGTTCTCACAGGCGGGCAATACACATGAGCAAAAGTTACAATGTCTTTGACTGGTACTGGATCGTCGGTGGCGATGGCTTGCAGGTCTACTCGTCCAAGCTGCGCGACTATGTGGGGGTGAGTGATCCGGCTTATTTGGACTGGCTTGCTGACGGCACGGCCGCAACGATGATCGACACCGAACACAGCCTCGGCGGCGTGATGGCGGTGTCCAACCTGCTGCGGCCGATCCCGGCCGGGGTGCTCGACGGCTACACCCACGCGCTGACCTTGCGGATCGCGCAGCAGGCCGACTTCGTGCTGTGGGTCGAAGTGTACCAGTCCGTGCTGGCGCTGCCGAACGAGGCGGCTGTGCTCTCCCACATCAAGGCCCGTCTATGAGTGTTCCGTTCCTCAGCGTCAAACCGCGCGCCATCAAACTGAAAGTGTCACCGCGTTTTCCTGCGCAGGTGATCGGCCGCGCCGGTATCGATGTCACCAGGCAGAACGGCGATTACTATTTTGATCTCGACTACAACGATTTCCTGACCATCGGCGCCGTTCCAGCCGGGGCCACCTATGCCCTGATTTTCAATCCCGCGACCGGGCAATATGCACAATTGCCGATCTCGCTGCTTGGCGGCGGCATCTCGGATGCACCATCCGATGGCACCACCTATGGCCGCAAAAATGCGGCGTGGACAGCCGTAACAGGCGGCGGCATTCCTGAGGCGCCGAATGACGGCATCCTCTACGGCCGGAAAAGCCTCGCGTGGTCGGCCGTGCCAGCCGCGCCAATCGTCCGCGAGATGTTGACGGCGGCGCGCACTTATTACGTCCGCTCGGATGGCAACAACGGCAACACCGGCTTGGCGGACAATGCTGGCGGCGCCTTCCTGACGATCCAGAAGGCCATCGATGTCATCGCCGCGCTCGATCTCTCGATCTATCAGGTGACCGTCATCGTGCGCCCCGCTGGCGGCGGCAATCTCAACGGTGGCAACCTACTCAAAAACTATATCGGCGCGCTTGCGCCCATCATCGTCGGCGACGAAACGACACCCAGCAATGTTGTGGTGGATGGCAACGGGTCGTCGGCCTTCATTTCCGACAATGTGCGCCCGTGGCATTTGCGCGGCATGCGGATACGCGCCACCTCTGGCGGGAGCGGCTTTGATGCGAGCAGCGGCGGCGTCATCTATTTCCAGAAGATTGATTTCCAGACGTTCAATCAGGGCTACGCTCACATGCGGGCGAGCGGGTCCGCGATCATTGCCGCGACCGGCAACTACTCCATCAGCGGCGACGCGGGCTTCCATTTGTTGTCCGTCAACAACGGCTATATGGCAAACTTCCTCGCTGGCGTTGTGGCGTTGACGGGGACACTCAATTTCAGCCAAGGCTTTGCCTACGCCAACCAGGGCGGCGTGCTCTACACATCCGGCATGACGTTCAACCCGGCGGGCGCGACCGTGACCGGGCCACGCTACGCCGCAACCTCGAACGGCGTCATCGCGACAGGCGGCGGCGGCGCCACCTACTTCCCCGGCAGCATCGCAGGCGCGAGCAGCACGGGCGGACAGTACACCTAGGCCATGAGCGAGATCGCCAAACAGGTTGTCGAAACCATGCGGGCGACACCGTTCCTGCTCGCGATCCTGATTATCAATCTGGCGGTGCTGATCGGCTTCGCGTTCACATTGCGGGAGGTCGGCAATGCGATTGCCCGGCGCGACGCGATGCTCGAACGCTGCATCAAATAGGAGGCAGGCCATGAGCGTCATGGCACGCCTCGACCCTCACACCCCTGTGCCATCCGGCACGGGGGTTATTTTTTTTGGGGGCGAGACCCGATCTCGAACGCGGTGAAAGGCCGGGTGCTTGCGGTTCTTGACCTTGATCCAGTGGTCGCATCGCCCGGCGCGATAGGTGCGGTCGCCGTGCTTCGACACCATGCCCTCCAGCCTGTGCAGGCAGGCGTGCCGGAACAGCTCGGGGCCGATCTCGCCCTGCTCATAGGGTGCGGTGAAGATGCCCTCGGGGCGGCGCGCCAGCCGGTAGTCGTCGCCGTCGCCCGCCAGGATGTCGAAGGCGTAGAGTTGGACCTCGTCGTCGTGCCTGCGGGAGTGCAGGGCGTCGAAATCGGGCAGGCCCGTCATGGTCAGCACCACGGCCTCGCCGTCGATCACGAAGCGCTTCTGCCGGTTCTGTAGGGCGGTCTCGACGATGCGCGGGTAGCGCTTGGTCCAGTCGTGCCCGTTCTTGGTGCCGCTCAAGGCGCTAAAGACCGGGCCCGCCGGTTCACGCTTGGCGGGCCAAACTGGCGCCACGAGAGCCCGTCGATCCGTTGGAACTTCTCGCCTTTTGATATTTTGCCTTGGGTCAAAATGATTCAAGGAGGTGGAGATGGCCAATTTAGTCCGCCGCTGGACCTCGGACGATATTGGGAAGCTCAAGGAGATGGCGGGGAAGCACTCCCGTGAAAAAATAGCCGCTGAATTAGGACGAGGCCCATCAGCGATCGCTGTGAAGGCACATCAGCTGAACATTTCTTTGCGGTGCGGCCGATCGGACCACACTGCCGAGAAGACGGGGCCGGGGCCAATGCCCAGTTCTTAATGGCCCGCCGGTTCACGCTGGCGGGCCTGTTCTCGGTTGCCGGAACTTTTTGGGTACTGCTGTTTCCCACCCAGTGGCTTCCGGTTGAGTTTCATATTAGGAACCGGTCGGCAAGGGGTCTATTGTCTCTGCATCATCGGCCAAGGGCTCGGGCCGTAGGCGCCGAAGGCTGAGAGACCGGTTGCGCTCCCGCCTGCACAACAGGGAGCAATCGCGATGCCCATTTATCGGGTGTTTCAAAACGTACCGATGGGACCGGAAGAGATCCGATATCTGACGAAGGCCTATGAACAAACGTTGCGGGCCATTGGCCTGAAGGACCGTGACGACCCAATAGCTCAAATGGTCGCCAAGAAGGTAATCGAGGTAGCTCAGACCGGCGTGCGTGATCCTGCCCAGATTTCCGCCGAGGCAATTAGAGCACTCAGCGTCCAGTAAGGCCGCCTCAGTTTGGCGACCCTCTTCGCACCCGCCGGTCCGAGCTGGCGGCATCTGTTTCCGGGCTCAGTGGCAGTTTGATTTTCGAAGTGGTCTGTTTAGATTTTGGCTCATGACCGAAGCAGGCAAAAACAACCCGCGACCCACTCCTTCATGCCCCCATTGTGGGGGCGACTTGTTACCGGCGTTTGAGATATTCGATCCAGGCAAGAGCAAGAAGTTTCAAGTTTTCGAGTGCCAGAGATGCCATAGGCGCATTTGGGAAGACGAGATAGCGTGAGGCGTCCTCGGTAGGAAACGGCTATACATTCTCCGGCGTTAGCTCTTCGGCAAGGGCTCCTTATGTTCGACTTCGATCTATTTTCAAAACGCGAATGGGCGACGATGATCGTCGCTCTCGTGGCTGTAACCGCTCTCACCCTCTACGGTTTTTTTAAGTTTCTCGACTACCTGGCGCCGCGACTGTAAGGCCGTCTCAGTGGTGGTCTATTTCGGCCAGTGCCCGACTTCGGCGGCGATGGTTCGGACTGATTGGAGACCGCCGGTTCACGCTGGCGGGCCCGATTCCAAAGCCTGGGGAACAAAAGGAGGGGCTTTAAACTTTTAGCGTTGGTACGATAGAGACGACGCATGAACGACAAGCGAGAGACACCGCAGCGAGATCGGTTTCTTCACTGCCCGGCGTGCGCGACCCCGCTTCAACTTGCCCATCAGTTCCTCGATCCCAAGCAGGGAAAGACAGTTCGCCTTTTCAAATGTGAAAGGTGCGGCGAGCGCATCTGGGATGAGTAAGGCCGCTTATGTCGGAAGGCATACAGACCCGATTGCCGAATCTTCCTAGACCTTAGTAGACCTCGGCGCCCCCATTACCGCCGAGGCCTCCAACGGCTCCGGCATCTAGTTGTGCTGGGGCCGTTTTTTGCGACCTGTAACAACGTGCGCGAGTTACTGCGCGTCGTAGGAGTGGGCAAGAAGGCAGCTGTCTCGCTTCCTTTGATCCATGGAACATCGCGACATTTGCCAAGTTTTCCCGCACCCTCAGTCTCGTGAGGGCAAACTGAAGGCCCCGGCTCATAGCCCCATTTGGGCTGGGGCCCTTTTTAGTGAGCTTGGCACAGGCGACCCCAGTTGCTCACCTGCAAGGAGGGGCACTATAACGCCCGTCATGACAGCTCTTACCCGACGCCGGAGCGACGACGAGCAACAGGAGTGGCACGTCTATTTCGGCGACGTGCACGTCGGATCGATTGGCGTGCGCGCGGGCGTACCGACCGGCGCCGACCAATGGAGCTGGCGCGTCGGCTTCTATCCCGGCATAGAGCCGGGTGCGCAGCGATCCGGCTCGGCCGCAACGTTCGACGAGGCACGCGTTGCGTTCGGGGGCGCGTGGCGGCAATTGGAGCCGACGCTCACTGAGGACAATTACGAGGCGTGGCGGCTCAGCCGCGACTTCCATGCGTGGAAATATCGCATGTGGGCAGAGGGGTGCCGGATGCCAACGCAGAACCAAAGCGGCTGGTCGAAATGCTTTTGTGGCGAATCGATCCCGGTCGCCTGCGGCGCGCACATTCACTCCGTTCACCAGGGCATCGGCGCATGAAGCACATCGAGGGCGGCCCTACGCCGACCCGGAAGCCGCCGCCCGCAAGCTGATCGAGCTGGCCGCCAGCATCCCGCCGGTTCAGGATGGCCGCATCCACATCGAGAAAATCAATGCACCGTTTCTCTACACGCTCAAGGGGAGGGGTGCGGAGTTCGGGGCTGGCATCGATTACGCGGTCGAGCAGGGCTGGCTCGAAAAGCACGAGAGCGGCACCTATGTGCGTCTGCTGGCGCCGGGCGAAGCCCTGCTCAAATGATCAGGCCGGTCGGCCGATCTTCCAGCCGACAATGAACACGGCGCACTTCGGCGCGTCGTCCCACTCGACCCAGTAGGCGTAGTCGGTGTTCATTCGCTTCGCGAAAGCTGCATCGACCTCGCGCGCGTTGATGGAGCCGAGAACGGTGCCAAGTGTCCCCACCGGGTTCATGTCGCGCGGCTCAGCCCGCGTCTTCATGATCCGCGAGCCGTTCGGGATTGCGCCTCTGGCCTGATGCCGGGTGAAGTCACCGACCCAGCCCGGCTCGTTCGCCATCTCCAGCTTCATGTCGCCTTCTCGGCGGTGGCCCGATTGAGGAACGCGGGCACGACGACGGCGGGCGCCGCGCTGTTGGTCTTCGGTCCCTTCTTCTTCGCAGCCGCCTTGGCAGGCTTCTTTGCTGCCGCCTTCTCCTGCGCCGCCCGCTCGGCTTCCTCGCGCGCGATCTTCTGCGCGGTCTTCCAGTGGACCTTCTTCGGCGGCGCCTCGCCATGCTTCGGCGGTTTCAGCTTGACCTGTCCCCGGAAAATCTCGACCTCGTCGTGGTTCTTCAGATATTGCAGCTTCAGCTTGATCTGCTCGGGCTTCAATCCGGTGTCGCGCGGCAGCGTGTCGATGTTCGTCCAGCGGTCATGGGCGAGGTACTCGACCAGCTTGATGCTGCGCGACGAGGCGGGCGCCGGTTTGACTTCCTCGGGCTTCGGCACGTAGGTCGAGATCGTGTCGCGCACGCCCGTGACGATCTTGACGAGGCGCACGACCAGCTCGGCGAGGTCGGCCATTTCGCCACGCATCGCGGCGACCTGATCGGGGATCGGCAGCACCTCGACCGGCAGCGAAAGCGCCTGCTCGACCTTCAGCTTCTCGGGCTTCTTCGGTCGGTCGGTGGACATCTTCAACGAAACATTGTCGGCGCGTAACAGGCGGCGAACGTCCGCGCGCGTATTCATGCGTGAGCGCCAGTCGCTGGTCGTCTTCGCAACGACAACCTTGCGCACCTCCTTCTCGGGGACAACCTGCCACGCGATCTCGATGTGGCCGCCGTTGGTGTCGCGTAGTTGCGGCCGGATGCCGTGCGCCTTCAGCTCGTTGATCGCGATCTCGGTGAGTTCGTTCTGATAGGCCATTGTTCTTATCCTTCGTTCGCGTCGGGTTTCATGCGGACGATGTTGCTCACGCGACCAGTTCCACGATGCCGTTGAGCAGCTTCAGCACCACCGGGCGCAGCAGCGCCGGGATTTGCATGAACACCTGCGCCATCCTGTACACCTCGGCGTCGATGATCGCCGCACTCTCGGTCTTGTCCCAGCCCAGCAGCTGGTGCGGCGTGGTGTCGAGCGCCTTGCTGAACTGGATCAGGCGGGAGCCGGACATGCGGTTGGTGCCCTTCTCGTACTTCTGGATCTGCTGGAAGGAGAGGCCGAACTGAGTAGCCAGTTGCTCCTGGCTCATGTTCTTCGCGAGCCGCGCCAGTCGCAGACGCGTGCCGAACTCGCGTTCGGTGTCGGCGTTCACTTTTGTCGGGCCCAGCTTTGCCACCCGCTTCTTCTTCGCCACCGTCCCCGTCCTCCTGTAGGTGTCGTACATTACGCGACACAATCGCCTTCTCAGTTTTCAACCGGGGCGCGATTGTTAATCAATCGTCGAATCCCCCCGGAGTCAACAGGGCGTACATAGTACGACAGAAATGAGGCAGGCGTTACAGGTCGCATCATCTACGAATTATCGCATAAGGTGCGAAGAAAGAATTGCGGAGAACGTTCCCCGCAGAAATGCGAAGGCGCGGAAAGACTTTTCTGCATCGCAAAAATCAACTGTCCATTTCGGACAGGAGCGGCGCGATCTCCTTGAAGCCCTTTGCCAGGATCAGCGTGAATTTGTCCCGGTGTGGCACCTGCGCCGCGCGATGTGGCTCAAGATAATATCTGCCCTTGATCCGCTGCAGCAGACCTTGCTCCCGCAACACGTCGAGCCGTCGCATGACAGACGTGCGCGGCATGTTGAGGCGGATGGCGATCTCGCTGGCGTTCATCGCGCGCCCTTCGGCGTGACCCAGCATCGCGGCGACAGCGACCAAGGCGCGGTTGGCATCGGTCTCGCCCGGCTCCTGATCCAGCGGCACCGTGGTGGCGTGAAACGCCAAGCAGAGATCGATGAACATTTCCGCCAGCGCGCGACGGGCGTTCGACAGTTTCAGCGGGATGGGTGTCTCTGCTTGCACAGCGGGGAGGTAGCTGTTCTGCGCGCGCAATCCAGTGACAAATGTTGGGAGTGGCACAAACTGCATAGTGGATGCTGGGGCACAGTTATGCACAGTGTTGTGCGTACACCGGACGCAGGCGGCGGGTGTTCCCGGCCTCCGCGCCGGGCTTTTTCAAAAGGACCCCAGCCCACGTTAGGGCATGAGCCGGGGCTTGAGTTTGCCCTCACGAGCTTGAGGGCGTCGGGAAAACTTGACCAAGGCCGCGATGTTCCTCGATTCGAAATTTGCCGCGTCGAGATGCGATTCGCATTAAAAGAAGTCAGCAAACGCCGCGCGATTGCTGCTCAAGCAGGCGCCATCGAGCTGGATGGCGAGATCGCGACTTCATCGTGTCGTTCCGCGATTGTATGGATTGTGAGCATACAATTCTCAAAAGAAAAACCCCGCCGTGGCGGGGTCTGGCTGGTGAGCGATTGTTGCCGAACGCTTCAGGCGGCCTCGACCAATTGCGGCGTTGACGACAGGCCGAGTATTTCGCGCAGCGCGGCATCGAGGTCGTCGAGTGCCTTGACGCGCGGGTCAACGATCTGACGCTCGATGATCTTGACCGGCACGAGATAGTGCCTGCGGGTGACCGGGGCGGCGTTCTTGTCGGGGGCCTTGTGCGTCATCACCTTGCCGATCTCGGCGTCGCTGTACCCCAACTGCTCAAGGATGCAGGCCCCGGTGCGGCGCAGATCGTGCGGCGACAAGCCTTCGGGCAGGCCGAGATACTGGTTGATGCCGATCTGGCTGCGCTCCTTGTCGCGGCATCCGCGACGGCGTGTCATGATTTGGAGTGAACACTGCGCCATGTAGCGCTTGTTGGCGGTGGCGGCCTTGCTGGACTTGCGGCCGCCGCGCGCTTTCGGGAATGCATACTCCCGCATCGGGTCGCCAATCGAAAAGACCTGACCGAGTATCTCGCGCGCCAGACTGTTGAGCGGCTGCACGAGGTCGCGCGCCTTGGGCGAGCGACGCCCCTTGGTGACGGCGAGCGGGATCGTCACCGTGTCGGGCCCGATCCCTGCGCGCGGGATCGCGCAGCATTCCCCGGTGCGCAGCAGTGTCACCAGCGACAGCTTCAGCGCCAGCTTGGTGAGCGGCGAGCCGGGGCAGTGCGGGTCGTCGAGACCGAACCAGAATTTGCGCAGCTGGTCGGCGGTGAGGACGAGACCATCCTCGATGTCGCCGACCTCGGTCGCGCGGTCGTCCCCCCTCAGCGTCGGGACCGGGTTGATGGTCACGAAGGCGCGGTCGGGATGCTTGCCCCATGTGAACATGGTGCCAAGCTGTTGCAGGACGTTGTTGGCTTGGGCCGGGTGCTTCTCCGTGACGTAGCTGCGGTACAGCTCCATGATCTCTTGGCTGGTGATCTCGCTGGCGACCCGGTCGCCCCACCATGCCAGCGGGCGGCTCAGCGCCGAACGGATGCCGTCGTGGCTCTCCTTGCGGGGCACGGTGCCCCAGCGGCGCAGCACCGGTTCCTCGCAATAGGCCATGTAGGCGTCTTGCATCTGCCGGAAGGTGCGGCCGGTGGCGCGGGACAGGACGAGGTCACGGGCGCGCTCAGCGGTGATGCTCTTGCCGCTGGCGACCAGCCCGGCGAGGGCGGTGGCTTCGGCGCGGGCGCGGGCAATCGTCCACACCGGGTGTTCGCCGATCAGGTGCCACTCGCGCACCGGCTTGCCGGTCTCGGGATGCAGCCGTTTCTTGTTCAGGTACTGGTAGTAGAAGCTGAACACCCCGTTGGGGGTGGTGCGCAGCACGAACCCCTTCTGGCCCTTCACGGGGCAGTCGCTGATGCTCTGGCGGGTGTCGGAGGCCTTGAGATGGAGGTCGGTGATGTACGGCAT